CCTCCATAGCTCCGTATCTCTGCCGCATAACGCCCAGTTCTTTCAGCTCGTTTCTGAGGAAATACAGCTGCTGTCCTGCGTTGAGATATGTCATTGATACTGAGTAGCCCATAGCCGATTGTGAAGCCTGCGAAGTCGCAGGAGAGCTGTCCGCAATGGTGTCTACAGCTCTCAGCGTGGCACGAACTATGATATCTTTTGCCACAAGTTCAACGTCAGGTTCATCAGCTATCATAATGTCAAGATCTTTGCCATACTTCTTGCAGGCAGTCGAAAGCTTTGCACAGGCGACAGGCAGCAGAGCCGCTGCCTTTTCCTGCTCCTCAGCCGTGAGCTTTCGACCGAGCCTTATAACGTCCTCGATAGTTGCGTACTCTGCCGCCATTTATGCCGCCCCCTTATTCAGCAGCTGACTGAATGACAGCAAATGCGGACTTGTCCATGATACCCCAGCCAATATATGCTTTGGCTCTGATGTATACCTGACCGCAGCCCTTGAGATCCTGTCCACTATTGTCAGGGTCGCCGTATTCAATGATCTCAAGCGAAATTTCCTTTGAGTAGCCCCACTTGAACGTTGAAAAGTCGCCCACGATAGCAAGGTCTTTGCTGGAATTGAATGAAACTGTATTGTTTGTTACAGTCTGAATGCCGTTCATCTGTGACGGCGCATTGCCCCACGCAAGTTCAGGATATATCTTTCTGCCGCTTGTGTCCACCATTTTTGCAAGGTCAGCTCTGAATGACGGTGCCATTGTAAGACCTGAGATGTCATACTCATTGTCCTGCACTGCGGCGATAGCCTCCTCAATAAGAGCGTCGGGTGTCTTTGGTGTCTTGCTGTCCTGTTTTATCACAGTTACGCCGTTGTCAAAGTGATTTGTACCGATAAGTGCAGAAGCTGTCTTGGCTCTCGGATTAACTCCGTGAAAAGCCATAATGTCAAGACCTCTTGCAGTCTTTTTCGCAAAGCCGTCGGAGAAATTTCTCAGAGTTTCTATCTGCTCTTCCTCAGCTGCATAGAGAAATTCGTCTGAAATTCGTGCGCCGTATTCGATCTTTACAGGTACGATTATAACAGGGTCAAGCGAAACACCACCCCTTGTCATTTTGCCGTTTTCAGCAACAAGATCAACTTCATCATCCATTGTGAAGATGAACTCTTTCTGCCCATTGAACGGGATAGGTGTCTGACCACAAAGAGCTGCCAATGAGGACTTGCCCTTTACCTTGTCGAAAAGTTCTTTAACGAGAATAGGGTCGAACTTTGAGCCCTTTGAGAGGATATCTGCCATAAATATTACTTCCTTTCTTTACTTTGTGAGACTTGCAAGCAGCGACTTGTATGCCGCATTCTTGCCGTCTGCGTGATCGTGTTCTGTGCTGCCAAGAGGAGCTGTCTGCTTCTTGCCGATAAACTTTGCAAATGTTTCAGCGTCCTTCTTGATAGCTTCTTCTGTGTCTCCTGAAAGCTTGTTTGCAAGCTCATAAGGGATACCGTTTTCGTGGGCAATTCTCATTTTTACCGAGCTGGTCTCGTATGCCTTGTTCTTAGCCGTGAGGTCTGCGATAGCTGTATCCTTTTCTGCAAGCTTGCCTGTAAGGTCGGTGATCTTGCCGTTAAGGTCGGCTGTCTTTGTCTTGAAGTCGTCAGGGGAAATATAACCCTCAAACTGTTTCTTGACTGTATCCGTGTTGCGGTCGAGCCTTGCCTTTATCGCATTGTCGAAGGCTTCCTGTGTTGTTATAGCTTCAAATTCTGCCATAGTGTTTCCTTTCCCCGCTTTACCCTGCGGTGTAGGTGATATATAATAAACTGTTACCAGCTTATTTTTTGTACTTTCTTCTTATCTGATGAGTTAGCACACGCCCAGTGAGCAAGCACCACCGCCTCAAGTAGTGATATGTCAGC